CCATACCTACTATAGCAACTGATTTGCCTTTTAGACTTTCAATTTTTTGCATTTATTTTACGATACCGTTGACCTCAAAGAATCATAACGGTATTCATCTCTCCTACCACGAGCTTCTGCAAGGTTTTTAAGCCTTGATATTTCATTAACAAAGCGTTGCTCGTATTGCTGTGTTAAATCATTTTCACCTTTCATAAATATATATGCATCTACTAAACTACCGTAAAGTAAAGCATTTCTAGCATTATTTGAAATCCAAGTACCTGTAGTGTCAGTCACTAAAGAATTTGGTTTAAATAAATAATGTAATTCAACGTTATAGTCTGCATCTGGTACTGGACTCACAATAATTGTAGAACCGTTATTTGATGCGGTTGATAAATCTTTATCAAAGTCTGCGTAATATTCTGGCCTGCCTCTTTCACTTGTTGCAGTTGGATCTACTGCATATTCACGCATGAAAGTTACGTGTTTTTTATCTAAATAGTGATAATCACCACTACCGTCTATAACAGCTAAGGAAAAACTAAGTTGGTAATCTGAGGGAGCCGTTAAATATGTGTTACCAGTAGTTAAAGTACCTGTAACATTTTTTCTAAAATAATCAAACTGTATTAGCTCGAATATTCTTTCTTCAGCGTTTTTTATAAAATCATCAAGTGTATTTACAAAAGTTGTTTCTGTATTCTCAGTATAGTTTTGAATTAATGTTTTTAATTCTGCTAATGTCATGATGTAACTATTGTAACCTCACCTAGGCCACCTGTCATCTTAGCTACCGTAAAGTTTGTAGGTAGGGTGGATGGATTTAAGTAGTCAGGTTTAAATATATTGCTGTTTACTACAACTACAAAACCCTCACCTTCTTCATGATCATTATTAGGTCTTGGTCTATAAAGAGATTCTGGATCTGCTTTAGCTCGTAGTGGCTCTAATTGAGGATGTTTAGGCTCATAACAACTTGGACAAACTTTAAGGTTGTTCCACTCTTCTTTTAGTTCTAATAATTTATACTCAAAGCCACATCTATCGCATAATGCTTTTGCAAATTTACCAGTAGCATAAGCCATTACATCATCCTAATACTTGGTCTTATATTAAAAGAGGCTCTGTCCTCATCCTGATCTGCGGCTCTTCTAAACTCTTCCTCGTATATAGCTTTTAATTGTGCTGTTCTTTCAGGTGCCCTTTTAAGTGATATATAATAAGCCAAACCAGCTGCAAAACAGGGAAAAAATCTAAATGGCATATCCATAGTATTTGTAGGTTTGTCTGCATCATCCATTCTAACTATTTTATTAAACACTAATATATCTGTAGAGTTTTCAGGTGCTGGCCATATTTTTAGTGTTGGAGTGGATAATTTATCTAAAAAAAACTGTGATGGTCTTGCCTTGGTTGTCTTGTTTGGAATATTAATATATTCAGATCTACTTATTCTATTTACACTAATATCAGTTTGAGTTTGATTTACAGTTCTTCGCAAAACAACATCTAAAACATCAATTACATTAGAATTTAAAGAATAATCTGTTGTGCCTTCTGTTACTGTTTGAGTAGCTTGTTCTATAGTCCACTGGTTCAAACCTCTATTAGCCCACTCGGCTAACATAAGATTTATAGATCTACGTGCTGTCTTGAGATCATAACCTGTTCTGAGCTCTAAACCGCACCTTTCAAAGGCTTCTTCAACAAACTCAGCTACATTTGGTTCAAAATCTGTACTACTTGAGGTAGCCATTATTTTTTCTTTTTAGGTTTTTGTAAAGATTTTTCTATTTGCTTTGCTTGTTTAGCATGTAACCTAGAAGCTCCTTTAAGTTCTTTTATTAATTTTCTTTTTGCTGCTACGCTTAATTCTGCCATAATTAATCCTCGTATAAATTATCAAAAGTTATTGATGGATCAAGATAACTTTCATGTCCCTCTGCTGAATGTTTCCACTGCGAAGGTTTAAACTGTGGTGGCCCCTCACCTGTTACCCATAGAGCAGGACTTGTAGCCCTGACTCTGTTATTAGGTAAAGCAACTAAGTTACCTTTCCATTCACAGTCCTCAGTTATATATAATACATGACTTTGCTTATGTTGTGCAGGATCATCTGCAATATCAGTATTTGTGTAATCTACTGTAAACAAATATTTAGCTTGATAAAAACCACCATCTATTTTAGCAATCCAAGGTGATGAACTTACTCTGTCCATAACTGTAACCGCATGATCTCTAGCTTCACAATCCCAAGGTTGTGCTAAATGATCTTCCATAGGCCGAGGATAGTCTTCCATAGGTATATCTGCTACAAGAGCTTGTATGGGCATCCTAGCCCACATAGCACCACCGTGTATATTGCCCTCATCCCAGTCTTCACAATTAGATTCTTCTCCAGTAAAAACAACTTGAAAGCTAAGTGATCTATCTGGAATTGTGTTTACAGCAATAGCCAAAGCATGTAAATACTCATCTTGGTATTGCTCGTGATTGTGTGTAAACTCTCTCCTAACCCAACACTTGAAGTGTGGGATATTACTAATTAAATAAGGCACTATCTCAAATTATTTCTTCTTCTGTTAGCGTTGCCTGCCATCATGACTGATCCACCCTTAGACATTTTCATCATTTTACCGCCTTTCGACTTTTTCATTAAAGAACCGCCTTTAGATTTCTTCATCATGCTTCCGCCTTTTGACTTCTTCATTAATGAACCACCTTTAGACTTCTTCATGAGTGAACCGCCTTTGGATTTTTTCATCATCATGCCACCTTTGGATTTTTTCATCATACTACCGTACTTTGAATTTTTTTTACCTGGCATTATAGTTCTCCTTACTTCTTAGTAGATTTTTTTGTAGTTTTCTTAGCAGGAGCTTTCTTTTTGGGTTTCATATTGTAGTAAATACGATCTTCCTGAACTGGCTCGTCTGGTCTTACTTTTGCATCCAATCTTGCTTGCAATTTTGGATCAACTGTTGATTTTTTCTTTGGCATATTTATCTCCTATCTTTGAGTTGTATATTTACGCCTATTAGACATAACTTTACCACAACCTCTAGCTATTTTGCCATCTTTCTTTTTTTCCGCTCTTCCACCAGTAACAAAATATCCCATTTTTTTACGAACTTCTTTTGGTAATTTAGGCAATCCTTTGTTTCCAGCTGGTATTTTTTTTAATTTTTTCATATTTTAATGTTACCTCAACCTGTTACTCATAACAATTCCTTGACCACGTATTGTTACACGCCCACCTGATTTTAATTTATTGGAAACCATAATTGGCTTACCTTTTCTATTTGGATTTGGATCTTTTTTTCTTTTACGTGCTACTAACTTAGCTCTAGCTTCCTTGGACATGCTTTCAGCTTTTTTTCTTGGCAAACATTTGGGCTTACCCTCGGCTTCTTTTCTACCGCCACAAGATCCAAGTATTGTACCGTCAGCTCCAATTCTTACCCATTCTTCATCTAGCCAGCTTTGTAATTGACCTTTACTCATCTTAACCTATCCGACATTACAGCACCTTGTCCCCTAATAGGGCCACCTGCAAATTTACCTTTTCTTTTACCGCCTTTAGCTTTTTTTGCATAATTAGGGTCTTTGCAATATTTAGATGCTGCTAAATTTGCGTAAGCACTAGGATATACATCAAAAGTTCTTTTTGCCCAGGCTTTTCCCTCTGGACATATTTTACCTTTGCTTTTTGGTTTTTTACTTTTAGTTCTTTTAGCCATAATTTAAACCGTCTAAATGATAGTTTAGCGTAAGCTCTTCGCCAACACTAATTTTTTTTGATGTTATGACGTTGTAAACTCTATAGTCATCCCAATCTAACTCTTCACTTAAATAACAATTAGAGTCCTCTGAGTGATTTAAAAAGCCACCTATAGAGGTTCTTATGTACCCCTGGATGATTGGAACTTTAATATGTGACATGCCTATATCAAAATCTTGATTTATATCTTGAATTGCAAACAACCCAAATCCTTCAATAGGACTTTTTTGCACTTCGATACAGTCAGGTAGAGGTTTGTAGTAAAATTTATTATAGACAGGATACACTTAGCAATCCCAGTCTTTTCTTGCCCAATAGTTTGCACTACACCTATCTGTTGTGCCACTCATTCCTTTACTTCTAGCACAGTAAGATTTTTTACGTTTAGGATTATTTTTGTGCATGCCAAGTTTGGCATCACCAAATGTGATACGTTTTACTCTTGATTTTTCACTACTACAACCTTTAACAAAAACTACTTTTCTTTTTTTACCATAACCAGGCTCTCCTTTGCGAAGAGCCCTTGGTCTATTAAGAGTTACGGTTTTGCCTTTGAACTCTGCCATTCATTAATAATTCTTATTTAAAACAAGAATAATAGAATAAGCATCACCGCTTGAGTGGCCGACTGTTGTAAAGTCAATATCTCCAGTTACGCCTGAACCTGCGTTGTTTGGAATACCGCTAAATCTATCATCATAGTATTCATCACCTGTGCTATCAGCTGGTAATGGAATAGCTAAAACATTAGTAGTAGCATCAAACTCAATATCAACACCCATACCCCTAGTCGCCCAGTAGATACGAGCTATAGAAACGCTAGTGCAAGCCTCGCCAGCACTATTTGCCTCTAACGCAGAAACATCAACCTTTTTTACTGAAGATTCTCCAGTACCGTCAGACTCATTAGTAAACTTTAATATCGCAACTCTATCAGTATCCTGTATGGTTTGCGAAGTTACTGTATCTGCCATTATTTACTCCTATCTCTCAACTGCTGCTACAACGTAATCAATAGTCATAGTTTTTGCAGCTGCTTCACCATTTTGAATACCAAATGAAACAGTTAATTCTTCATCATCAGGTAAGTTAGCATTTGTAACACCTACTGGTTCAGCGTTGTTTATTGAATAATATACTTGTGATGTTCTATCAGGATCAATAAAGAATGAGACAGTAATAAATGTGTCATCTGCCATAGTGGCTACATCTTCTGTAGAAGTGTTTGTGTTATCTTTTTCAATTAAAAAATCTAACCCAGCATCACCGTCTGCTGAAATAAAGAATACGCCATCTGTTGTATCAAGTGGTGTTGTATCTGTAATACCTAAACCTATTACAAAGTCTGATTGATCTACATCACTAACTTTAAACCTTGCAGAAAAGTATGCTCTTTTGCTTGTACTTAATACAAAACTTTCGCCTTTCAACTGTAAAAAGTCTAAATCGTTGTCGCCTGCAGCGTTTGTAAGTAGTAATTGACCGCCAGCTCCTGAAGTAATAGCTTCAGATGCAGATCCTGTACCAGCTTCTGTAGTAGTTACTGTCCAGTCTCCTGAGTTATACGTCATGAAATCATTATGATACATGTAGTATGTTTGGTCAGATGGATACGGTACAAACATAGGCATATCTTTTTTATGCTTAGATGCAACAGTATTACCTGCCCATAGAATTAAGTTTTGAAAATGTGGATTAGCCATTATGAACTCCTTTACTTGTATTAATGGAAATCGAAATCGATCCTCATTAAGCTAATTAATTTTAAACTACCTTGAGTTTACACCTAGAAATCAAAGTAATCAACAAAAAAAAGGGAGCCGAAGCTCCCTTAAAAATTGTAGTTGAGTGAGAAACGCTACAATAAATCGTTCCTTAAGCTCCTTGAGAACCGAAAACGGCTCTAAAGTTTGAATATCCGAAGCTATAACGCTCTCTAGCCTTATATCTCATGTTGCCTGTATCGAAGTCACCTTCCAATGATGTTGTCATTGGAGATCTTTCAAAATACTTAAATCCATCAGGACAGTCTGTTTTCAAGAAGAAAGCATCTGTGTCTGTCAGATAATTGTTTACAACATAACCATCAGGAATCATACCAGTATTATTGATAGCGTTAATGTCGTTATCAGATGTAGCAACTCTACCTGGAGTTTGCAGTAATCTGTCAGCAACAAACACTAATTGTGGTGGAACGATGAGTTTCATACCTTTTAACGCTATATTTAGACCTCTATCATCAGTAAATGTAGAGATACTAATTAAAGCATCTTCAAGTGAAGTTTCATTCAAGTCCGCCATAGTGGTAGCCCTGTTTGCTAGTGAACCGCCGCCGCCTAGTGGATGATCTGTAGCGATCAACACTTTGCCATCTCCACCTACTGTAGAGAACGCATTGTTCAATACAGCTGCAGCTTTGATTTGCTTTGTGTTAGCCATAGATCTAGCTAGTGCTTTGGTATATCTTGCTCCGAGTCTATCATATAGATTATCTTCAACTGCTTCTTCAGTTAGTGCGAAAGCTAAAGCTACTGTCTCGTGGGTGTAACGTGATGTATAACCTTCGTTAGCTGTATCAAATCTGACACCACTACCTTCTGATTTTACCTCTGCATTACCGAATCCTACGATAAGAGTTTCTTCTTCAAACGCTCTATCAGAAGTTTCTGTATCAAAAATTTCTAAATGTTGAGCTTCGTATCTGGCATATTCCATACCGAACAAAGCATTTAGACCTGGCTCTAATTCTTTCGCTAATTGCGCTCTATTAATTGCCATTATTTATACTCCTGTTGGATCGATATAGAAATGCTCATTAAATTTAACAATAACGTTTACATTAGCTGAGCCTGTTGTGCTGTTGTCTGGATCACTCGAGAATCCCATGATTCTGAAAGTCGCAGTTGTCGCCGCTGTTGTTCCAGATAATTCTACGGCTGACATACCTGTTTTGGTAGAGCCAGCAGTATATGAAATATCTGCGTTCAAACCTACATCGGTTTGAGCTGGAGAACCTGCACTTTGGATTTCAAATACAGCATTAGGGTCATCATGTACAAACGCTACTATATCAGACGCTACAGTGCCATCAGGATAATGAGATTTAAATACAACATCACCGTTAGTATCGGTAAATTGACAACCTCTAAATACACCAATGGACTCATCACCAGCAGCAGACACTAAAATAGTACCTGTGTTGGTCATTTTCACTAAATCGCCTGAAAAAATATTCCCTGAAGCACCAGAGGCAATTTTATATTCTGTTGTTCCATTAGTTGTAACGCCAGAACCTAATTTACCTACAAGTCTTGCTCCAAATGGGGCATTTTTGTTAGCCATAATAAGTCACCTTATATTTGTTTATTAGTTTTAGTAATCAACTACGTTGACCACCGCCAAAAGTTACTTTGCTTTTTCTCTCTGGACTTAATATCGGAGAGTTTGGATCTGATTCCCTCATAAGATCATTATCAATAGCTTGTTGCTGTGTTTGTGCACGTTGGGCGAAATAGGAGTTTCTCTCTTCACGTGTTTCATTAGGAATCTTAGCCAAAAGCAGACCACCTCTTGCAACCACACCTGCGTGTTGACCTTGTTGCATTGAATCGTATTTGTTTTGATCTTCTTGACTTAACTGGTCAGCTCTAACGAGTTCAAAGCCCTCGCTCAATCTTGCAGTTATGTTTTTTCGATCTTCAACGCCTACATTCTCAGCTCTGATCCACCTGTAGGTATAACCATCAGGTGCAGGTGGAGTTTCCAAAGTAGATGGGGGGCTCCATGGTTTGCGAGCGACTTTTTCAGCTCGAGTGTCAGCAGAACGTGGTGTTCTGTTATTTGTTTTGTTGTTATTTTCTGTCATAACTATTACCTTTTAACATATTTTGCGTACTCTGTTAAGGGTACGTTTAATCTTTTTGCCATTTGAACTTCTGCTGGCGACAACTTAACTTGTCTTTTTGAGCTAGTATTACCAGCTACTCTGCCTGCAGAAGCCACCTTTTGTTGAGGCTTCGATTGGTTAGAAGGCTCTTCAAACTTGTGCGGAAATTCAGTGCGTAGGCGTTTGTCTACTTCATTGTAGTATTCATCAGTCTTTGGATCATACCCCTCTTGCACTAATTTTTGATCTATGGAAAAGGCAGCTAATGTCATAATTTCATCTTCACCAAACCAAGCATTGTTTTCAACCCATCTTTCTTGTTTTTCATCAAGTTTTGGTGGTTGTTGATAATTTTGCATAGGTTGTTGCACATTTTGTTGTATTTGCGTTGGTTGTGCTTGTTGTAAAGGGGGTTCTTGTTCTAACGCTACTTTAGATGCGTTAACTTTTGCCTCTTCAACTGCTATTTTTGCTAAAACTTCCTGTGCTTTTGCCACTTTATCGTAATCTTGCACCTCGTGTGCTGATTTTAATGCTGTGGTAGCTTGCTGTTTTTGTGATTTAAGTCTATTTTCAGCCTCCATTAAGTAAGATCTGTCTAAATTAGAGGTTTTTGCTTTTAATTGTTCATTTTCTGCTGCAGTTCTCTTTGCGTATTCATAAGCAGATTCTTGTCCTCGCTCTGCTTCTCGTAATTTTCTTGTTAATGTGTTGATTCGCTTTTGAACGCTTTTTGAATAGTCTTCTAATTCTTCTTCTTGTTTAGCTTCTGGTGTTTCAGAAACGTCTTCTATCTGTGCTTCTGCTTCTTGATCCACAGGCTCCATTGGAATTTGTGTTTTTGGTTGCTCTTCCTCTACAGGATCAAGCTCTACAACCTCACCTTCTTCTACTTGTGTTTCCTCTACCGCTTTTGCATTTTCTTCTGCCATTTTTTCTCCTTATACTGCAAGAATATCGTTTGGATCTAATATCGTTGCTATGACCTCATCATCGTTGATAATTCTACATTCAGATTCATCACCAAGTTTAAATCTTGCACCAGCATATCTGCCTATCAATACCCATTGTTTTTCTTGGCACCAGGCTTTATCAAACTTTGATGTGTCTTTATAACAATCTGGCCCCATTTTTACCACATAACCAACTACAGTAGCTAAAGATTCTCTATCTACTGTTTGTTGTACTAAGTGAATTCCACCATCAGTAACGCCTTTACCTGCATAAGGAAGGATAAGCATCCGCCAACCTGTTGGTTGTGGCATACGCTCTAATACTGATTTTTCTAAAAGAGTTGGATCTAAAACCCGAGCTGATTCTTTAACATAAGCTGGATTTTGTTGATTTGTAGCTCCACCATCATCTGTTGGTGTTTCTACTGCATTTTGGTTTTTAAGTTTTTGCTCTGCCTCAATCGACTTTGCAACATGATCAGGGACTTGTATCTGTGTCATCTTGTTGTATTTTTCCTAGCAGTTCTCTAAAAATATTTTCTGCGTCAGCGAGAGAACTGTACCGCCCACGCAAATATTCATACTGAGAGAAATCTTTACAACCTGCCAACATGGCATCTTTTGTATCCTCTCTCCTGGCTTCAAGTTCTTTTAAAAACTTGTTAGCAAGCCAAACAGAATCCATTAATAAATGCCAGAGAACTTGCCACCAAATTCAGCGGCACCCATACCTCTAGCTTTACCTTTACCCATTCCTGGTTTTGGAGTTGTATTAGCATCAAAAGTTCCAGCGTCAGTTTTTAAAGATGCATTACCTTTATTACTGTAGCTGTTTTTATTATTTAATACTGTGGGTGTTTTCTGTTGATTTATTTCGGTTCTTTTAATCATGTGGTTTATTATGTTGGTAGATTTTTAATTTTGCAAGTATTAATTTTTATTTTGCATGTCTAACATTTTGAAACGAGCTTGCTGTTCAAGTCTCGCCCTAGCTGTTTCATCACGTAATTCAGCAATATCCTCCATGGAGTTTATTCTTTCTCTGTCCACATTAATTCTGCTTTGTGCGTCCATTGCTTTACGTTGTTCTTCTTGTAAGAACTGTTGTTGTTCTAATGAAAGCTCTTGTCCTTTTAATGCAAGTTCTTGTTTTCTAATTGCAACTAATGGATCTTCATCACTAGGATCGGCTACGTTTTGACTGTATTCAGTAATAAGTTGAGCCATAATTGGTGCAGAAAACTGAGCTAACAAATCACCTGCTTGCTGTACTAATTGTTCTGCCTCTGCTGGACTAACCTGTTGTGCTTGTTGTTGTATTTGTTGAAACTTCTGTTGCACCTCGGGTGGCATTTGTTGTTCGCCAAGCATATCTGCTTTCATCTGTAGATGTTGCATTATGTGAGAATGTATTAAAGCTTGCACTTGGGCGTTCATTTGCACAGGTGGAGTTTTTAACAATGCAATATGTGTCGCAATATGAGCATCATGATTTTGCTGTCCAAAAGCTTGTGCTTGTTGACCAAGTAACAATTTATTATTTTCAAATCCTGCCTCTAGTGGTCTAGGATCTGTAGGGGGTGGTGGTGTTAATATTTGATCTATATTATCTACACCTATTGCTGCATACATGCGTTTATAAGATTCATAGATACCATTAGGACCATGCACTTGTGGATTAGATTGCACTAATGCCATCATTTCTTGTGCCATAGCAATACGCTGTGATTGACTAAAT